AAAGAACAATTAAGAGAAAAGAGAATGGATGAATCTGCTAGTTTTGAAGCAAGAATGAAAATCAAAGGAGATGAGGAAAAAGATGTTCTTGATTTCTTGAAAAAAGGCAAGCGAAATACAATTAATTAAATAAACAAATAAAAAAACAAATGAGACACGTAGAAAAAGCACTATTAAAAATGAATAGTAATAATGAATTTATTACTATTCAAAACAAAGACGATGTAAAAGGAATTGCGCCAATTGTATCTTTTACAATCCAAAGCGATCCTATTAGTGAGGTTGGGATAAATGGTTGTCAAGCATTAGACATGCTAGAATATACAAAATGTTTATTTCAGAGCCTTAATGATGCATTTCCTTGTAGGGAAAACGCTTTAACTATTACGAAAATTGAAGAAGCCATTCATTGGCAAGACGCAAGAACAAAAGATAGGCTTAGTCGTCAAGTTGAAGGTCAAAACAAAGCATAATTTATGGTCGGTAAAGAAAGCTTGCTGAATGTCCGATTCAGAGTGTTTACTTCATAATTCACTCTGTTGTAAAAACAAGTAAGCCCCTTAAAAAAGGGCTTTTTTTATGCTATAAGCAATTTGAGTTTGCCGACTAATACCATCGCCTCTGTTTCGGTTAAACACTGAAACTTTCCAACGGTAGTTGTTTCGTACATTTGACAGTTATATGTCTCTAGTATCTCTATCCACAACATGAGTAAAGTCATTTTTTTAGTACAGCAAATAATGTCCTCTCCAGCTTTTTCTTGATTAATGAGCTTTTCGCCCATATACGCAGCGGTACACTTAGCTCTTAATACCGTATCTATTAACAAATCTTGATTTGTCATTACGCTCTACTGAAGTTAATGTCTGTACCTAAAAGAACTACAACTGCCGCGGCATTGGCTGATACTATTTTAAATCCAACATCTTCTGCGTTTGCAACTGTTAATACTCCTGATACAGGATACGCTAAATAAGTAGTGGCTAGGCCTAGTGCTATAGGGATAGTTGAATTAGTAGTTTGTGTTACATCACTTGTTATTCCGTGATAAGGAGTAACAACTATGTTTTCAGCAGCCGCAGCACTAAAATAAAGCGTACCGTTATAGTATATAGTCTGAGTCCCTACTCCGGTAGCAAATACTTTACTTATAGGAGTTGAACCATCTGTATATACATCTGTAGTAGATTGATTTTTATAATTCTCCATAGTAAATCCGCCACCCGTTGCCCCAGGCTGCCCCGTTGGGCCTGTTAATCCAGTGTCTCCTTTTGGTCCGACAGCGCTATATACTTTTCCGCAACTTCCACATGTACTCATATTTTCTATTTTTTAATTGTTATGTAAATTTACAAATTCGCTGAACTAATTGCTTTTATTTTTTTCAAATATGCTAACAATAAATAACCAGCTTGGTCTCCACTATAAGCAGCCGGCAAATCAGTTGACCACGGATCGCCAGCCGAACTACACCCTTTTTATCAAAGGAATATATTTTTAACCATTCACTAGTATTTACTCCGTCTTCAGCCACTAACAACCACAATCACAATTACATAAATCACTAGCTTTCTGCAAGGCGGCTACAGCTTTATCTACTTGTCCATAATTAGCAGAAGCCCTAGCTACTAACAACCATGTATAAGCAGAAATAGCAAGTGCTTGTTTAGTATCTGAACAACTGCAATTAGGGTCTAAGTCAGCTAACATTTTAGAAATACAACATGCTGTTTCGCAATCTACTAAAAATGTTTCTGAGGTAGTATACGAGAAGTCTGCTGGGCCAGACCCGTCTCCAGGGTCCGCTCTTCCAGTAATCGTATATTCAACTTGAAATGCAGCATCTCCAAAATCTGGTAATGTCACACCATAGCTTCCAAATAAATTAAATTCATTTACAGCCGTAATGAAAGGCCATGCCAACGAAACCACATAAGTTGTAATAGATGCTGGAGTACCTCCCTGTATAGAGAGTGTACCTGTTTGAATCACTCCGGATACTATAACGAATGTATATGTAAAATATATTCCAGTACTTTCATTAACAACGTTAATAACTAATCCAGTTACGCTATTTACTCCAATACTAGGTGCGCCACCGTATGTAGTAGTATCAGCTATCGAGAAAGCGGTACATTCATCATTTACCGTATTCTCTATGGATAAATTTGGCCTTGTTAATCCCATGATTTAATTTTTAGTAAATATAATGTTTTTGTCCTATTTGTAATTAACAATTTATTAATATTATTCTCCGCTAATCAACTTTGGAATCTGAGTAGCTATTTTGTTGTAAGGAATCACTTTAACAATGTCATTTCCAAACTTTTCACCATCTCCCTTAACAACATCTTCAAACACAGTCAAGAACTTTTCAACCGTGCCTAATACTGCCGCTGGATGAGTCGCATTAAACTTAAGTCCTGTTGGGTCAAAAACGAATAAAACGTTAGATGTCATTTGACTTAATAAGTCACCCTTTTTACGTTTCTTGTCGTCATCATCTCCCGCTGCCGCTAAACTCCATAGAATAGCCACTGATAACGCTCCTTTAAGGTTAGTCATAGCTTCTTTATTATTCCATATAGCTTTTGGCCCTTCTGCTTTAATTTGTTCACGTAAATCTTTTATGGCATCTATTGTGAAGTTACGATATGAGCCTTTTTTAGTTTCTCCGTCCGCCGTTATGTATTCTTCTCCAAAACGTTCCTTCCACCAATCTGGAATCCAAACCTTGAATTGACTAATCATTTTACCAAATTCCCCAGACATAAAGTTTCTTCGGTCTTTTTCGGCATATTTACCCTGTATATCAGAAACTCTGTTTTTATGCTTAATCATTTCATCCTTAAATCCTTCTTCGTCCTTACCAGTATAAACTAATTCATCTACACCATCTTTGTTTTTCTTATATTCAAAAGAATCGTATTCAGCCTCAGTCATTAATCCAATAAACATAGAGCCTTGAATATAGTATTCACCAGCCCTAGTTAATCCATGCGCTAAATAATCAAATAGTTTTCCGGCAAATAACTTAGGATTTGAATCGTAATCAATTGAAATTACTTGGTATTTCTTTAAAATATCAGCAGATTTTTTAGGATTAGAAGCCATTCGCTTATGCCCTTTAGCTAATTCTTTTGCTGTTTCTTTACGAAGATTATTATACTGACCCATTGCAATATTTATTAAGCCTGCCTTTATGTTAAATGCCATGACTAACTGAGATGTTAGCGTTCTTAATAATTTCATCGCAACATCCGCTTCTGGACCTAATTTACCAACCTTATCAACTTTGAATAAATGTAAGTTTTTCCATTCTTCAATCCATTCCGTTACATTATTCTTAATGCCATGTAAAACGTTTCCTTCCTCATCTAATAAACCCATTTTATTTAAATACTCAATAGAGTCGATGTAAGGTAAAAGTTCTTGCATATGCTTAGAATGAGTACTCTCATCTATAAAATCAAATGCGGCCTTGTAGAAGTCTTTAGAATATCCACGCTCTGCGTTTCTGCTCTTCATGAACTTATTAATCAAAGCTCCATGTGGGTCAATGCCGTATTTAGCGCCACCTTTTAATTGAAGCTCATTCTCGCCGCTCTCATCTACATGTATGCCTTTTTGGATTTGACGTTTAGCCGCCATGTTATATTTAAACATGTCTTTTAAAGCTACTAGCTTTTCAATAGTGCCTTTATTACCCTTTGCAATTAAGTCTTTCTCTACCTCGCCGTATGTCATATTCTTGCCGTTATATGTAATACGGACATTACGCAAGTTAAATCCATTACCTAAGAACGAACTGAAAGCACTCATTAACCCTTCTGTTTTCCATGCTTCAGCCACTCCTTTGTCTACCTTCAGAACCTCATTGGTCATATCCCTGCCCATAGCTTCTAATTGAGCATTTCTCTCATCTTGAAGTTTGTGCATGAATTTTAAGAAATTCATTTGAGCATCACTGAAACCTTTCTTTTTACCCTCTTCTAAAGTGTAATATCCAGCTCCGTGAATAATATTCCCTTCTTCATCTTCGCCTAATTCCGCTTTTGGATTTTCAACAAAGTCAAAATACTTGGCGTTACTTGAACTAAATAATTCTTTTGCCCTACCTACTATGCCTAATTTTTTATTCTTTTCCTTTATAACAGCTTGTCCGAATTTCTGTAACTCATTCTTTAACTCATAACGTTCTTGAGTCATATCAAAATAAGCGCCTTCAAACATTTTACTAAACGCCTGAAGTTCGGGGACAATTTGGGTCATGTGCGATAAGTTTTTCATTAGAACGTCTTTGTCCTTTATATCTGACTTATTAGATTCTTCTTCGTTATACCCTTTAGTCTTACCTTCTTTTTGCCACTGCTCTAATTGATTTTTCTTTTCAGTGAATAGTCGGTATGCTATTTGAATTTTAACATCGCCGAAGTATTTATCTTGAATTGATTTGCTATATCCTATTACATGATTATAAACATCAATCATTTCTTCAAATGACAATTCTTTAATCTCGCGACCTTTCAGCATCTCATCAACCTCATGTTGCTCTTCTGCTCTTTTTGCTTTCTTCTCAGCTTTACGTTGCTTCTTTTCTTCTTCTGTTTCTTTGGTCTTTTGAAGTTGTTCTGTTTCACTTTTACCAACCATTTCTTTTGTTCCAACTCCGCCGATAATTTGTTTAGCTAATGACTTGGCAATGTTTTTATTCATGCCCAATTTAGTCTTGAGCCAATCAAATATGTAATCTAAGAAGACTTTGAATTTACTTTTATCTGATTCTTTATCAAAGATGCCAGCGCCTTCTCGCCCGATTGCCTCAGCTAATACTTCCTTGCCTAAATTCTCTTCGTCTAATTCTTTATATCTTTCTTTAGTTTCTGCCCATAAAGGAGACGTTTTAAGCTGTTTAATAGCGGCCTGAATAACTTTATTGTTATACCCAATTGCATCTATTAGAACGTGTCCGTATTCGTGAATAGGGGTATCTAATCCTGCGTGATATGGATTGATTGTGATGGTTTTATTTGTCGGCGACCATTTTCCTGCTGCTTTTAAATTCTCATCAAATACCACTTTAATATTTGGCATTGATGCTTTTAATTTCGCTACTACTTTTTCAACGTTTGCTTTTCTTTCTGAAACCTTTTGAAATAATTCCATTTGAGTTTCTTCACTATCTCCTAACTCCTTAACTTTATCTTTCCATTTTGAATAATTAGCAACAGCATTTTCATATCGTTGCTTAGACGGAGTTATAGCATCATTACGACCTTCTAATGAAGCTCTTTCATCAAATAGAGAAGTTTCATCCGTTGATTTTCTTTCTCCGAATAAGTCCTCTTGGTCTTCAATTAAACCTTTATCTAATTCTTTACGTTTTAAATCTAAGGCTTTCTTTGCGGCTTTTAATTCTGTTTCCGCTTTTGCATATTGACCTTCTGCATATTGTAGTTCTTTAGACTTTTGAAATACATCTCCTTTGCCATCATCGCCGGCTATGCCTTTTCCTTCGTTCTGTTCCCTTTCGCTTTCATCAAAAGGATTAGAACTTCCTTCTTCAGTTCCGTTAATTTCTGAGGTGATTGTGTTTGCTGTTTCTTCATTTTGGTTGTTTTTATTAGATAATATTTCTTTTGCTTTTAATAATTCTTCTTCAGTAGCATTTGCAACCGTGTCTTTAATTACAGCAACTTCATTGTCGGTAAGATTGTTTTCTTCTTGTAATCTTTCTGCTTCAGCATGCGTTAATCCTTCATTAATACTTTCTTCGTAAATATCTTTAGCATCACGAATAGCCATTGCCCTACCACCCCCAGTTAAATAACCACTTAATATCTCCCATGATTCTTTAGCAATCGTATCTGAATCTCCTTGTAACGCGTCCTGCCCCTCCACTAATCCCATCATCTCTGATAGCCTTTGCTTGTAATCCCTTATGTCAATCCCACCATCTTTAGACTTCATTAATGCAGGAACTTCATCTGAATTAGCTCCAACGTCATCAATACTGCCAATATTAAAAGCTTCTCCATTCGCCACATCCATTATAATTAAATGGTCAAGTGACTGAGGAACCATCTTTAGTGCTAACTTAGTCTCTTTGGCATCTTGTTTATCCCTTTCTATTACATCTTTACTTCTTTTAACTGCTTCTCTATAAACTTGTTTTCCTTTCTGGTTAATTAGTTTTAATTTTCCTTTATCTGTAATGTTTACGGAATGGTCTATACTATCAGTATCTTCATTTATAGACTTAAATAATGAAACGCCTTGTTCTGATTTCTTTTCTTTTTTAGAAAGTGTATTATATAAATTTACTTTCTTTAAAACATCACCTGGAGTTTTTTCTGTTTCTTTATTTTGTTCTTTTTCAATTAATGTTTTCTTTCCGCCCGCTTGTTTTCTATCATACTCTACTCCAAATATCTTTTCGTAATTAGTATCTTCATCATAATTACTAGGGGTTTTTTTCAGCTCTTCTATTTGGTCAGAAATATACTGCTCTCTTGAATTAGTGCCTAATACTACTTTTGGTTTAGTTAGTTTTACGTCTGCCGTAGAAATAGGTTTCACTGGTTCGGTTATAGGTACTATTGGCTCCGTAGGATTAACTGTAATTTCTTTCTTACTATTCGGTGGTAACTCTATCGCGTCTTGTATTTCACCAAGTTGTTTTTCATCCTTTTTATTATATATAGAATTACCAGCATGTCTTTCTTTCATGAAGGCCAAATGCTTACCGTTTTCTGGATTGTAAATAGAAACAACTATTCTTCCAGAGTCTTTTAATTTATGTACTTTAAATGCAACTTTAGTTCCAATTACCGAATTACGGTCTTTTAGCATCTCTTGTCTAAAATGACTTGTATATCCCCCTAACTCATCTTTGGTTGTAGGGCGAACTATTGATGAGGCTGTTTTAACTTCTTTTCCATCTGGCAACTTAACATTAAATGTAACAACATCTCTTCCTTTTATCTTTCCTTTAAACCCTTGAGATATTATCCCTGACTCTATCGAACTTGATGCGGGATCAACAGAAACGCCTTTTTCTCTCGCTTGTTGGTTAGATAAAAGTTTTGTACCGAATACTTTTAATTTAGCCGGCCAACTTGCATTCTTATTATTCCAATCATGATTAGTGAAGTCTTCATAAGAACGTGTTTCATTTGTCGCATCAGGATGTTCGGCATACTTATCAGTTTCTTCATTAACCTTAGCGTCTTTAAATTTAATACCTGATTTTAAACCGCTAGCAATAGCTTCCTTCTCTGCTTCAATATCTTTCGCAACCTCCTCCTCAGTTTTCTTAGCAGTCGGTGTTGTTGTATTTTGAACATCATCTCTGAGAATAAGTTTATCAATTTCATCTTGTAAATGTTTAGCTTGTTTCTTCTTTGAATTAATTATTCCCTGTTCAATTGCACCTAACTTATCTATCTCATAATCTGTTGGAATCTGAGTTTCTAAATTAGATTTCTCAAAAGTTAAATCAAATAATCTTCGCTTCTCTTCGTCCTTTAAGCTAAGCCCACTTGTTTGCTTGTCGTACTTAGTGTATTGGTCTACTTTATAATATGCGTCAGCGCCTTGTTCTGCTGTTATTTCCCCATCATCAACAGCCTTTCCTATATTTTTTATAAGAGAATTAACCGCCTCTGGTCCTTTCTGAACCGTAGTGAATATATTTTCAGATTGTTTCTTTTTAATTTCTATATTACGCTTTTGAATAGTCGCTGCCGTACTCATTCCGCCAGCACCAGCAGCTCCGTTTAAAGCACTATTATAATACTCTCCAAATGATTCTAAGCTAAATGGATTCTCTTTGAATTTATCTTCTTTAGATAAATGATCGTACACTTCCGCAAGTCCTTTTTTCTCTAAATCTTGTAATCCTTCCGTTAGCGCTTCTCCACCTATATTCTCAGCTACATCTCTAGCAAATGACTTTTGTAATTTTAATGCCTCTGAAGTAGTGGCTTTAAATAATTCACCTCCCGCTTCTTTAGATAGTTTTCCATCAACACCTTTAGCGGATGCTTCTACTAATCCTTTAATCATTTGTGATTTAGCATTTTTAGCAGCGGCGTTTCTTGCGAATTGACCCTCTACACCACCAAGCATTTCAGTTAAGGCTATCGGAACAGCGATAATAGACGCTCTTCTGTATTTTTCAGGACCAGTTACCCCGTTCTCTTCCATGTAATCTAATACCTCTGGTAAAGTAACGGAATATGTTCCTCCAAAGTTTTGAGCTAATACGCCTGCTTTTGATGTTCCTTTTATAAAGTCAGTTAATTTACTTCCTGCGACTACTTCTCCTTCTGCTGCTTGAGTACCTGCTTTTAATAATCCAACACCTTCTCCTGCTGCTCCTAATAATTTACCAGCAGCACCTATTCCTTTTGTGCCTACAAAGAAACTAACAACAGATTCTAGTCCATTTAAAGCTGCTCCTTGAACAGTATTGGCGTCAAGATTATATCTATCAGAATCAAAGAAATCTTCAACTCCTTTAATATCTTTTGAATCAAATAACTTATTCTCTGTTTCGTATTCAGGCGTTTTAAATAATGAAGACTCTACCCTGTTCTTTGCCGACTTATACCAATCAGCATCTTCTCCAGTAGCTAATCCATAAGGTAAGTTTGCTAGTCCCTCAAGTCCCAATACGCCCTTTAAAACACCATTATATATATGCTTTCCTGCTGAAGTAAAAAAACTATCGTCATTAGCCTCTTTTTGCGTACCATATAAATCATTAGCTGCATCAAATCCAACAGGAGGTCTTTCGTGTTCTTCTAGCGGGGTCGGTATTCCTTTTGCGTTATAGTAATATTTATCATTCCCGTTCTGCTTAGGATGTTTCCCTTGTAAGGTTAATAGAGCGTTGCTTAAATCTTCTTGAGACGTTCCTTTTATAACTAAGTCTTTCCAAATTTGTTTTTGAGAATCATTTAAGTCAGGAATATCATTTACTATTTGATTAACCTTTGCTTGGCGATCTTCTTTATCTAACTGTTCGTAATAAGGATTAGAAGTTTTGGTTTCTGGAAGCACTTCCCAGTCACCAACAGCTATTGGTTTTTCTTTTTGCGCAATCGGTTCACTTACAAGTTCCCAATCACCATTTAGAGTTTGTTTCTTTCCCATTATAGTGGTTCTATTGTGCCGTCATCGTATAAAATTCCTTCTTGGCCTGTCTTATTATTTCTTACTTTTCTTCCAGTCCTTGGTTCCCCACTAGACGGAGCAACTTGTTTAGATACGTTTGTTGCTATATTAAACTTCTGTCTCGCGACATTGTCTCTTCTGTTAATAGGTAAATCATATTCAACTCTTATTGCGTCTTGGGTACTTCCGTCTTTATTTGTAATTACGACTTCCTTCGCTGAATTTTTAAAATTAGATTTAATTCCATCCCATGTTAATTTACCTTGTTTATAAATCCCCTTAGCTTCCGCCACATCCAATGGCATGTCTACATATCCTGGGATAAAAGTTACACCGCCCTTATTAATGTATTTACCTTTGTGATGAAACTCTTGGTCAGATAAATCGGCAATAGCCCCGTCAGACCCAATCGCCTTAACGTCTTGTGTGCCTCCCCAAACTTCATTAAATAGTTTATCGTCTAATACACCGGCAAGATTTGTTTTAGCATCTTTTCCACCAGAAGTCTGGTCAGTAAAATATTCCCAATTCGTATAGTCTGGAGATTTAGAAGCTTGTGCTTTTGCCTTAGCATCCTGTTTTTTCATTTGAAGCTCTTGATTATTCATACTAGCATTCCACCAACCTAACGCGTCCCCAACTTTAAAATGTTTTTGAACACCAGCAGAAATACCATCACGAATCCATTTGTCTACTTTTTGAGGAGTATCTAATCCTAGTTTCTGAGCCTCTACCTGTATTTGTCTTGGATTTTGTTGCTTTGCAGCATTAACCAAGGCATTCATTTGTTCTTCTTTTGGTTTAGAATAATATCCACCTTGCCCAGTATCAACTAGATTAAAATCTGCCACTCCCTTTCCTATCCCTAGCCATTTACTTGGTAGATTCTCAAAATCTTGTGGGCGCGTAAATAAATAAGCCTTCATTCCTTCACTTTGTAATGCTTCTTCTCCGTCAGGATTGCCGAACTTCTCATAGTTAGAATATCTTTGTAATTCATTATTCAGGGCATCCTCATCAAAAGAAATCCCTTTTTGCTTTGCGTCTTGAGCATATTTTAATAATGCTTGTCTATTGTCATTTGTAGACAATGCACGTAATACATGAGGGTTGTCTTTAAGGCTCGCCTTTAATTGTTTTACATACCCTCTTTTACTGAAGTTAGTTTCCCAATCAGGATTTGAACTGATATAGTCGCCGATAGATTGAACTATTTTTTGGTTCTCTGCCTTTACTAATGGTTGATCGAATGCGTTACCACCTTTCTGGAACTCCATATCTGATTCAAACAACTTGCGCTTTGCCTCATTTTGCGCCTCCTGTTGGCGTAGCATTTGTTGTTGATACCTCAAGTCATTAACTTGTTGGTCAAAGCCCATGTCAACGGCCATTCCACCTATATTTCCTAACTCTGGCATATTATCCTAAACTATTAAGGTAGTCCTGTGTGTAAATATTATCGTTTTGCGCATACTTATTTTGAAACTGTTGTTCGCGATTTAATCTATTAGCGCCCATTAGGTTTTGTAAACCAGCAGAGACCAAGTCCCCGCCTGCTTTTTGATTTTGTTGCCAAGCATTCATTGTATCTCCAAATAATTGACGTTGCATAGCTGCTTTTTGATTTACTAAATCATTTGCCTGTGCCTGCTTATCCATTTGCAAGTTTTTGCTTGAAATAGCAGATTGCAATCCTCGTGAAAAATAATCATTTGATGCTTGTCTACTTAAATTAATGGCGTTTCCAGCGCTTCCTCCACTGTAATTTTGTGCAGCAGCTTGCCCTGACCTTAATGCATTAATATTTCTTTGGTCAAGTAAAGCTTGTTCTTCTGGTGTATATCCGTATTGAGCATTTGCTTGTGCTTTAGTAACTACATTTTGAAACTCTGGGTCAATTTTATCTACTGGTCTTGCTCCAGATTTAGCTAAATAGTCCTTACCCATTTGGTATTGCTTGTATGGTAGAATATAATTAGCCAGCCCTCCTATTTGTTGTGCAGCACCTATTCCTAATTTAGTCAAATCTTGATTATTACCTCCTCCAGTTTTAGTCGGATTAATAGTTTCGTTTACCGCTGATGTCACTAAGTCACTTTGTTCCTTAGTCGGCTTTGTCTCAGTCGCCTTGGTTACCATTTCGGGAACTTCTGTTTGTGAAGTTTCTCCAGTTGGAGCGATATATTTACTATTCCTTCCTTCTGATGCTAATCCGATTCTAGGAGCTGTTTTAACCCCCATCGCCTTTTCAATTTGTGCGCCTGTTTTAACTGGAGCATTTGACAATTCCTCATCAGATAATCTTTTACCAGGTTCATTTGCTTTTAATTCAGCATCAGATAGTCGCGTACTTGTCGGCATCGTTTTTGGAGCAGTCATTTTTTTAATCCCAGCCTCCTTAAGCGTGCCGTCTGGGTTAAAACTATCGTCTTTTTGAGACGCCTTGTATTTTGATTCTGAATTTTTATATTTTTCTTCAGCTTTATCAAGATTATTTAAAAGTTCTTCTTGTTTTTTCAGCAACTCATCTTTTCTTTTTAAAGCTAATGCAGGAGTGCTTGTGCTACTAAAATCTCTAATTCCCCTTTTTTGTAAAGGATTTTCTTTGAGTTTACTCGAATAGTCGTCATATTGTTTTTTAGCGGCATCGTAAACATCTTTATTATATTTTTTTTCTCTCTCGATTTCTTTTCTTATTTCAAGTTTTTTTAACTGAATCTCCTTTTGTTTTTCTAGCTCTTTGTAATATTTAGCTTCTTTTTCATTAGCAAGCTTTTGTTTTTCTATCCTTTCTCTCTCCGTATCTCCTTTCACACCTTCTGTATCAGTTCCATCTGCATAGCCCTTAACGTCTCCTCCACACTTATACCCATTAGATATAGCACCAAAATACTTACGTTGCTTGTCGGTAATTGCTTTTCCGCGAATAGTCCCGTCATGAAGTATCTTACGAGCTTTGCCAGCGGTTAAACCACCTTCTCGCATTTCTTCTGATTCATTCTCGGCATCGGGAGCAAGTGCTTCTAAAAACTCTTCCCCTAATTTTGATATAATTTCTTTTCTCTCAGAAGGACTAAACATATGCTCTCCATTAGATAGCTTAACCATCTCTCCGCCATTCTGATTTAAATCAGCCTTCTTCATACTTGGGGCTTTCATCATTTTTTTATGATTTAAAACCTTTTCCCTTACCTCTTCTGCCATTTCAGAATTCTTAGCTGGAACTATAAAACTTCCTCCCTTAACTTTAGCTAATATACTATCGGACGTACCCGTTCCTTTTCCAACTATCTTTCCACCTTGTGAGTATCCTGCTTCACGCTCTTGAAGTTGTTGTTGTAATTTTAATGCATTAGCCTCTGCTTGTCTTTTTGCTTCTGCTTGTTGCTTTTCCGAAGCTATAACACCTACATTAGCATTCTCTTTATCGTCAACCGTTCTTTTGGTTTGAATTGCATCTGAAATACCAAATGTACCTAATGATAACGCTTTTTCGCCCAAAGTTTTGTCTTTATCTAGCGCTGTATTAACCATTCCTAATGGAGTCATTTTAAATACAGAATCTATCGCTCCAGCACCATACGCTTGATTTTTGCTTTTATATTCTCCAGTGGTTGTATTTACATCACTTAATTTATTAGTAGCAGCATCCTTAATGGTCAGCCCAGCCCCTATTGCCGTTCCAAGACCAGGTATTCCTATTGCCGTTCCAACTGCATTCCCGCCAGTCACCGCAAGTCCTTTTGTCATTGGATTTGTCTTGTCTGCATATTGAAATCTAGGGTCATTCATTACATCAGAAGGCAATCCATTAGCTACTCCTGATAATGCGGATAAACCAATTGCAGTAGCATTAATATTACCACCTATATTTTGAGTAGAATTAACAGGAGGCACTGGGCGTGAATATCCAATTAGTTTTCCTGATGCATCTGTTTCTACGCCCTCTGTATCTGTTCCGTTAGCGTATCTTTTTGGCGCTTTTGTTATCTTACCACCTTTATAACGCCCGACTACGGTAGGCTGTGCCGATGTTGATGGATTTGTATATGGCAAAAAAGATTGTTTTGCACTTATATTAAGCTCTGGGTTAACATAAATACTAGAAGAATCAGCAGGAACGTAGTCTCTAGCCGTTTTGTAATCTATAATAGGGTTACCCGTATTCGTATCGTATTGAAGCTTAGTAACGCCCTTATATGGAGTTACTTGCTTTGTTAAGTAATCTTTAATATAAACAGGCGCCATGAAGTTTCCTTCATTCACCTTTTTCATTTCCTCTAAATTTTTTGGATTAATAGCAGATGCCATACCTGATATTTCTGGGTAATATGACTGAGCTGTTTCGCTACCAAACCAATTATCTTTTTTTGTTTGTTGCTTGTAAAATCCTTGAGAATTTTTTATCATTTCTGGATTAACCTGCCTAGCCTTTACCCATTCATCTCTTGAGGGAAGCGCTGATCCTGGATGCGCCTTTAAAAGGTCATCATATTTTTTACCAAGGTAATCAGATGTGTTATACTCATTAGAAAGAGCATCGAATTGATTTTCTCCCTTATTTAACTCAAGTGATTTTTGAGACCCCTTTGAGTATCCTTTTTGGCCAGAAACCCAATCTAAATAACTGTTCCATGCTGATTGCTCTGTTTTATTAGGAAGTTTAGATAAATCATATTGCCTAGCAATGTCCTGATTCACATCTGTCGCTACTACAGGCGCTCTAAGTGTTCTAGGGTTATTTCTCATTGTGATGTATTGTATTTTCTATAAAAATAACAAAAAAACACCACAGTTATATAATTATTTTTCTAACCTTTTATACCAAATATCAACAAGTTTTTTGCCATCCGTATAAAACACATCCGTATTTCTACTCATATGCGCAAAGTTTATGTAATCTGGGCTTCTACCGGACGCGTTACACGGAAAAAAAGCAAGCATAGAAAATGAAACACTTACCACTTTATTTTCTTTATCAATTTTCAAAATGGGTAATTCAAAGCTAATTTCATTTCCTTCTGGATCTACATTAGACGCATAAACTCTACTCAAATCATCAACATGAATTTCTCTTGCATCAAACGATAAAATAGTATCTGAGATTATTTTATACTTAATATCTTTTACACGTTGCCCGCTTACAAAATAAGCAAATCCAATTATCATTACTGCGACTAAGAATAAAATCCTTTTGTTCCTAGTCTCTTTTTTTATGTTTTCCATATCTCTTTTGGTTAATTGATTTTAGTTAATATTATCGCCCCTACTGTTGAATAATTACACTGCAACTTTCCGTCCGCCATTATACCCCAATTACAAGTAACTCCTGATGTAGTGGCGCTTTTACTTAATTCATTTGATGTTAATGTATAAACCTTAGTGAAATCAAATACAACGGATGTTCCCGTGGCTTTTTTTAGCGCTTTTCCTACGCCATACGCCAGATAAACATTCTGATTCTCTGTAGGGCAATTATTATGATTAAAAACAACCCTAACAGTATCGTGGCTAGTTGCATTTGATGTATACACCCCTTCTAGTGTCTTTGTCTTTGTTTCGCATACCGGAGTTGTCGGTGCTGGTGTTTCATTCTTTTTTTTACATCCAATTATAGCCGAGATTAAAAGTATTGCTATTATTTTTTTCATGTTTTCCATATCGTTTGATTTGTATAGTTTAACGTAAAGAATAATGAAAGGTTACAAAAAAAGATAATTATCTTTTCTCTACAAAGAAACTTCTTACTCTTTCTAGTATCTTTACCGCTTTACTCCTATCATATGGCTGAATTGACCAGTTTTTCTTATACAGTCTTACCTGAAGGTACTCATCGGTTAGTCTAATGCCCTTTGAGTTTAATGGCAATGATGAGCATATAGCACTGTATATCCATCTATAGAATCTACTTGTCGCCGAAATATTTAAATCACTTGCTGTGTCATATTGAGTCTCAGTATAAATATCTGTAACGTTTACGTTATTTCCGCCCTGCTCCATATTCAAAACACTAAATTGATTCTTAGTCTCCGGTAATATGACAAAAGTCACTTCATTATCAACTACTAATCCGAAGAACTTAGAATAATCATAGTCCGGAGCTGGGGTTGTCGGCCAAGATTTAGGCTGATTGTGAACCCAAATCTGATTAGTTTGGTTAATTAAATACCAGTAAGTCGACGCTGGATAACCCGGTACTCTATCTGCTGGAGACCCTGGAAAAGTAGAAATCATCACATCCGCAATACATACATATTCCTTATTCAAATATGAAACTACATTTCCAATATAAAATATAGTGGCACCCATATTAACTCCAAAATATTTAGTCTTATTAAGAGGGGTATTTGAAGATAAAACAGTCTGATTATGATTATGAACATTCCCAGGTGTCCAATCGGTAAATCCAATAAACATTTTTCTAGGGTGATAGTACATAATAGTAAAGTCTTTATTTATATATGCCTGCGCACCTTTATTATTAGGTGACCTTGACTTAAACTTAAATGTCAAGTAAGTTGTTTTAAACTTCGGGTCATACACCCCTATTATACCAACTCCTATTAATGGCCTGTCACTTGTCTTGTCATAAGTTTGAGAATTTAATACGTTTGTTGTCGCCGAAGTGTTTCCTAATACCTCTAAGAATACTTCGTCAAAAAAGCCTTTTAATCCGTTTATTTGACTTAATTCCTGTATACCAGAGTTGAAATCTAAGGCAAGAAAAGCCTTTCTGCGCATGTCAAACCAAGCGAAACCATATTCCGTTTCTGTTACCCCCCATTGATGTTGATTACCAAAATATGAGCTTAATGAATCAAATCTATCTACTACGCCCCCAGTTCCAATAGTAGTTGATTCTCCAGATTGTCCAGACACTACTTGTCTTTCTAAAATAGGAACTGTATCTATTGATTTATTCTGAAACACAATAGTTCTTCCATCTTTAGTTTTAAGATTATTAATATCCCCACCGTGTCCATCTGTATCCTTATAATCTTGAATATTAAATACTCTATACGAATCAGTTGTTTCTCCAGGAAACTTTTCTCCACCATATCTTATTCTGAATTTAAACTGTCCAGACTGAGAATAATTTACAGGAAGGGCAGGGTACGCAAATTGAATTCCCTCTGTAGAATACCCTTTGTTGTAAGAAAATCCCTCTATGTTAGCAGGCTTATATGAAACAGAATTAGTTAACGCTGTGCCTACTGCATACATTCTATTATTAGAAACAGTTCTCCCGCGTCTTAAATCGTAATTTGAATTACATTGACAGGCAAATTTTAATCCCCACGAATGAGAAGCGTAAACTGTTCCCGCTCCCGCCCCCGAATTATAAAGACTATGTCCATAATCAACTAAACAAGTAAAACAATCTCCCCCATAAATTTCTACATTATTAAACACGTAATTCCCTCCGCTTAATGTATCTGCTTTTACCGCCGCTGTAATGGGTTGAAAATGACCAGTTGAAAAATACAATGTATTAGCTAGTGCATCATCATTTGTCCCTCCGTATAAATTTGATTTTTCAACAGTGACGTTGGCCATCATTTTATAATCCATTTCTGGGAAATTAGCATTCAAATCACCGTACCATACAAGTCCAGGAACAACATTTCCTCTATCGTAAGCATAAACAGCGCCATCCACTTCTACCAATGTTCTCATTCCTCCAGCCGCTGTGGTTAAAGATAAATTTGGCAAAGGAGTAGCGGTACACGTTCCATCAACTACGTTTCCTGCGAATGGCATGAATTGAGTAATAT